TCCACGAGATCCGCCCGTACTCCGGGAGCACGAGGAAGGTGCCCGACCCGCCGCCGCCGTGGCGGCCGGCGTAGGCAACTGCCTGCCCTGGGGACGAGGCGAGCGTGACTTTGAGGAGCTGGGGGAACAGATTTCCCTGGGAGTCGTAGCCGTCGAGCTGGACTGTCGCGGTGGTCCCGGAGCCTGCGGTGGCGTTGACGGACAGCCACACGTCATCGGCCCAGCGCAGGTCGACGGCGGTCCGGGGCACGCCCGGATTCGGGGCCGCGGTGTACGCGCCGGAGTTGCCGGACGTGGTGATGGCGGTGGCGGGGCCGTTGCTGGTAAGTGACCAGATGAGCCGTACGGAGTCGTCGAAGGACATGCCGGCCTCCTAATCGGTGGGGATGAGGAAGGCGGCGAAGGCCGAGAAGGCGAGCGGGGTGGCCGGCGAACTGCAGCACCGGCAGCGCGGATGCGCCGGAAGAGCGGGGAAATCGGCCGGGGCATACGGCCCGTTATCCTCGTTGTCCTGGCAGACAGGACATACGCGATCGTCGCCTGCCGTCAGCCAGTCCGCGAGGTCCAGTCCTTCGGCCTGGTACAGCCCGAGCGTGGCCTGCGCGAACCCCGACCACATGCTGTTGTCGACCGCTGCGGTAACCGCCCGGACATCCTCGCCCGCGATCGCGGCCTCGACCTCGGCGGCGACCTGCGCGTCAGTCGCCCCGGACGTGGCCATGTCCGCGAGGATCCGGCCGACGTCGGCCGATGCCCCGCCGAGCACCTCCTGCACCGTCGCGTCGGCGATGCCCGGCTGCTTCTCCAGGTACGCGACCCCTGCGAGCATCGCATCGTAGGCTCGCGCCCAGTCGAACCCGTACGCGGCGGCCTGGTCGGCGGCCACGGCGAGCGCCGCAGTGCTGCCCTCTGCCTGCGCGGCGGCCAGGGCTGTGGCGATCGCCTGCTCGAGGTCCGCGTACTCCGGGTCCGACAGGATCGTGAGCAGCCACGCGAGGGCGGCGTCCCTGGCCTCCGCCTTGCGGCGGGCGGCGTCCTGGTCGGATTCGGCGGCGGGGATCATCTGCTCGCGGCGGTACTTCTCCGCCAGGGCGCGGGCGGCAAGCTTCTTGGCTAGCTTCCGCCAGATCGCGGTGACCTTCGCGACGTGCCCGGCGGTCAGTTCGTCGCGGCGGCGGTAGACCTCCGCCCACGTGCCAGTCAGTTTCCCGAGATGCAGCGACACCTCGAGGATGCCGGAGTCGTCGCGGTTCTCGGTCGCGTGCGCCACGGCAGCCGCGCACCCGGCCTTCACCCGGTCGGTCATGGGGCCGTCCGACAGCGCCCACCCTGCCGCGTACGCTTCCCTGGCCCGTTCCGCGAGCGGGTCGGCGAACGGGTAGTCGGTGCGCTTCTTGCCGTGGACGGCGGAGACCGCGCCGAACTCGACGGGGAACGCGGCCAGGCGTCCTACCGGGTCGGCGTCGTCCTGCCCGCAGTACCTGATGGACATGTGGGCGGTGAACCCGTGCTCGGACGGTATCGCGATGCCTGCCTCGTCGAGCGCCTTGCGGGCGTCGGCCCGGAGCGTCTCCAGTTCGGGCGCGTCGACGAGCGCGACGATGACGTCTTTCTCGCCGCCGGTGAACCGGGCGTGGCCGGAGATCGCCGCGGTGAACGGGGGACGGTCCGCGAGGGCCTTCGCGACGGCCTTCAGCGCCTTGGGGTCGACGTCGGCCGCGTCTCCGGTGTAGGCGATCGTGACGTGCATCGAATCGGCGTCGAGCCCGTCGGCGACGGCGAGCTTCTCGGCGGCTGCGGGCGGCGGGTAGAGGGCGATCATGCAGGAGCCGGTGTAGTCGGGCTGCGTGTCGGCCACGGGGCAGCCTCCCCGCAGCGGGCTACGCTGGCGGCATGAGCGAAACGCCGGCCCGGGAAGACGGCTTCCTGGCCGGGCTGAGGATCATCGCCGAGTTCAACGCGGCCACGGACAGGCTGCGGTCAGACCTCGGCATGTCAGCCGGAGAACTGCCGCTGATCGAGCCGGGGCTCCTCGCCCTGGCCGTCGGCAGGCAGGCGGGCGAGTGAACGCGACCCGGCGGGAGATAAGGCGGCGGCGCGTCATGCGCGGCCTCTCAACCGGGGCGGTCGCCGGGGCCGTGTTCGACATCTGCCTGTACGCGGTCATACTCCCGGCCGTGTTCCCGGTGGTTGCCGTCTGCGCGGTGATCATGATCTTCTTTGCCGTGCTTGCGGTTCGCCGTCAGACCCGCGCAATCCGGCGGCTGCGGGTGTCCGCGCAGCTAGAGGACCGGTTCCTGCGGGCTTCCGCGCGACGGGCGCACCCCGCCATCCTTCCCGCTGGCGGTGCCAGCATGGAACTCGCCGGCGCGCGGCTTGCCGCGACGTTCGGCCCGTGCGCCCACCCTGAAGCGGTTCCCGTCGACCTGCCGGTTACCGGCGAGACGGTCGCGTGGCTGTGCCCGCAGTGCGACGCGCAGCTTCCTGCCGAGTGGAAGGCGGGCGGGTGAGCACGAACTACTACCTGCACTCCACGCACTTCCCCGAGTCAGTGCACATCGGTGCCAGTGCCGGGGATCGGTGGACGACGGACCTCAGCTTGTTCCGCCAGGGCGAACTGAAGAGCTGGCAGAGCACGTACGGACTACTGGCCTGCCTGGAAGTGCATGTGCGTGACACTTTCCGTTTCGCGCCGTGGGTTGCCGACGAGTACGGGCGCGTCTACACGCCTGCGGAAGCAGCGGCCATCATCAGCTCGCACGCTGAGTTCCGCGAGCTCGACCGCGCGTTCAGCTAAGGCCTTTGGCGTAGCAGCCGTTTTCGCGACGCCGTGGTATCCGCGCGGGGCGTCTGCGCAGCCGTACCCGGCCGGGCTGTTGTTGTCGAGCCGCCACCCGTGTTTGCCGAGGATGACCTCTTGCCCGCAGTACCGGCACGGCTCGCGCCGTTCCTCGGTCATCGCGGCGGCAGCCCCAGGCCAGCGGCACCGGGGAAATGCATGGGCGCCGGCGGCACGCGGGCCATCAGGTCGATCATCTCCTGATCGCGTTCCATCCGCTGCCCGGCGTCAGCGGCTGACGGCGCACCGTACAGCAGGCAGCGCAGCACCCGCTCGGCGGTCTCGCGGGGTACGTCCTCGTCGTCGAGGATGACCTCAAGGCGGGCGAGCATGTCCCGCAGGACCGCCCACTGGTACGCGTAGTGCGCGTCCCGGTGACCGTCTCGGGGCTGGCCGGTTCGCTGCTGCCAGGACTCTACGAGGTGACTTGCGTAGCTCACGACGGCGTACTGCCGCCCTCGCCGGTGCTCGCGCCGTGGGCGAGCATCGCCCCGATGATCGCGGTCGCCTCGATGAGGGTGAACCCCGCTTCGCGCATCCCCTTGTACATTTCGTGGATCGTCGCCAGGCCCTCGGCGGCCGGAGTCATCGGGTCAGCAGGGCCGTTAGCAGCCGGCGGCAGCGCCGACATCGGGGGCACCGACGCCGGGCTGCGGTTCGTCTTGTCCATGGGGATCATCCTCCCGCATGTCAGGCCAGGCTTTTCCCGCCGCCGCGGCGAAGGTAGCGGCCGGTTTCTTCCGCCATCACCTTGCGGATCTCGGCGGCAAGCGCGTCCTTATCGACGGCGGAGCCGGTCACAGTGATGTTGACCGTCGTGGCCGCGAATTCCTCGCCGGGGATGAACGCGACCTTGATGCCGGTCTCCCGCTCGACGGCGTGACCGTAGTTGCGGGCGTACTTCAGTTCGGCCCGGTTGAAGCTGAGCGGCAGCCGCACGGCGAGCACGTCGCCCGGTTTCAGCGCGATCGAGGATTCGCGGACGGCGGCGAGCAGGGTCTCGTCCAGCTCAGTCATCAGCCATCGCCTTCGCCGTCCCGAATCCGAACGCCGTCACCGGCGGTGTCTTGTCATGATCCCAGGACCCTGCGCGCTCAGTGTCGGCTGCCGTGGTCGATGCCGGGTCGTAGCGGTGCAGGTCCTGCAGCGTGCTCTCCGGCGGCGCGTCGAGCTTGCGGTACTCGGTGACGACCTCGTGAATAACGACGGCGATCAGCTTCGCGATCACCGCTGCCGTTCCCGGACCCGCATCTCGGTGACGAGGAACGTGAACGTCCCCGTCCGGATCTCCCCGCCGTCCATCACCGGCTGACCGTCGAGAACAGGCTCCCCGTCGGCGTCAGTGAACACGGTCAGGTCGGCTGTTACCAGGCTCTCCGGGCTCACCCGCACGCTGATGCCCGTGGCCGTCGTGATCCGCCGCCTGGTCACGGCGTCCGTGACGGTGACCTTCCAGCCGGTCATCGACGAGTACGGGCTGGCGCCGTGCGGCGCCGGCCACTCGATGACGATCACGCCCCGGTATGCTGCCGGGGCCGGTTCCGGAGACCTTGCCGGTGGCTGGCTGTCCTCGTCGGGGCACACGCACCCGGTCAGGGCCTCAAGGCAGAAGGGGCAAAGCCTGGTCAGCGCCACTCAGGGCTCCGTGCGCTCCGGCCAGTGCCACGAACCGCCCGCGCGCTGCGCCGGGTCGACATGGCCGTCGAAGAGGACGCCCCGGCTGAAGAACTGGCCCGTCGGGTTCAGCACGCAGAGGCCGACATACGGCACGCCGCTCTCGGGAACCGGGTCCTCGTCGTAAACCTCGGTGATGATCGCGGCCCGGCACTCGCTCGTGTAGACCTGCTTGCCGTCCGGCCTGACCGGGGAGCCGTGACTGACGTAGTGAACCACGCGGCCGACAGAAGGCTTCAAGAGTGCTCCGATCATGTTCTTCGCAGCCCGGTCCGTCACCTGCGTGATCCGGCGGTCCTGCTCGGCAAGGCCGCCCAGGAAACCCCTGGCCGCTTCCCTGCCGCCGTCTTCCGGTGTCACCCGATCTCCTTTGCGATCAAGGGCTCGACGTCCTCGGCCCTCAGCGGGTGGTTCGGGAGCGTGTCCGGTTCGAGTGCCACGGCGGGAAGCTCGGGCTCCTCGGGGTCACTCATCGTCGTCATCTCCCGCCGGCGGCGTGAACTCGGTGTAGGCCCTGGTCCGCGCCACCCACTGGCCGGAGACCGGGAGCACGTACCCTTCGCGGCTGGTCACGATGCCGTGCTTGAGCTTGACCGCGATCCCTGCTGCCTGGCAGGCGGTGAGCGCGGCGGCGACGGCGCCGAGCAGCGCCTCGGCGTCAGGCTGCACGGTCAAGTTCGCAGCCTCCCGCGTGGCAGGATCGGACCGTGAAGGCATCCAACATCAGCGACGATGCGTTCATCAGGGCGGCGGCCGATTCATCCTCGATCAACCCCTGGGTGCCCAGCCTTGACTGGCGCGCAGCCTGCCCTGTCCGCGAGATCCTTGAGCGGCAGATGGGCGTCCCGGTACCTGGCAAGGTGTTCGTCGCCAAGGGGCGCCAGCTCGAACTCAAGGGGAAGCTCTCCGGCTGCACCAACTGCCAGTGCCTCGGGAGATCATGAAGGCCGCCGACATCGACGACGACGCGTTCATCGCGGCGGTGGCGGCCACCCCGCCGATGCATCCCGGCATGACATGGCGGTCGCGCTGGGCGGTGCACGAGACCCTGAACCAGAGGCTCGGCACCGAGATCCCCGAGAAGCTGTTCCTGGCCAAGGCCCGCAAGCTCGGCCTCAAGGGAAAGCTCCTGGGCTGCACCGGCTGCGAATGCCGGGGCGACTACCACCTGCCGGGCGAGGACTAGATCGATGACCGGAAAATCGATCCAGCTCAGTGGTCGTACGCGGTCAGGGATCGTTTGACGGGCGCACCGGTCGCCCAGTTGTGCCAGATACAGGCGTTGAGGGCAAGCAGCCGCTGGACGATCCTGGCCCATAGCCCGGCGGGGCCGCGCCCGCCGTGGCGTTCGAGGCCGAGCTGGTTCTTCAGCGTCCAGATGACCGCCTCGACGCGCTGCCGCAGCCAGTTCGGGAACCGCCTGGCCCGTTTCTCGTCTTTGCGGGCCGGGCGCACCAGTACCAGGCCGAGGCTGTCGCCGGCGAGGAACCCCTCGAAGTCCTCGCCGGACAGGCCCTTGTCCGTGACCACGACGGTGCCGGGCGCGGGCCGGTTCGCCGGCTGCCTCTCCAGCATCTGCCTGGCCTGCTCGCGCTCGCCGTACAATTTTGGATTGGCCAGGCCGAAGCCGGTCACGGTCCCGTCGGCGGTGCACATTAGCAGGAGCTTTGTGCCCCAGTACCAGCGCGAATGGCTGGGGCAATAGCCGTAACCTGACCAGCCGAACAGAGCGGAGCGCTTCGCGGTGACCGCCGAGGCGCCGCACGGCACGGGGCTGCTGGTGCTGCTCGCCCGCGGGCGCGCCGGACGGCATGTCAACAACGGAGGACAATTGAGTACCGCCTGCACGCCGAGGATGCTGTCTGTGCTGCGGGACCTCGCCCGGCATCCAGGCGGCATGACGACGCCCGAGCTGGCCGAGCGCCACAATGTCGGCGCGCGGACGCGGCAGGCGGCAGTGGTCAATTGCTTCAAGACGGTGCGCGGCCTGGAGTACCGCGGCCTCGTGTGCCGCGCCGGAAAAGTGCGGAAGGCGATCATCTGGCAGCTCACCGACGAAGGCCGCGCCGTCGCCGCGGAGGCCGGCCCGGCAGAGGCCCTGACTGTAATCGCCAGCATGCGGCAAGCGGGATACGGGCCGCATACTCCCTACGACGTGCAGGCCGTGCGCTGCCACACCCTGCGGGCCGCCGGGTGCACCGACCGGCAGATCGCCGACCTGTTCGGCATCCACCGCCAGGGGGTGATCCGGCGGATCAAGCATTTTGCGGCAGGGGAGCGGTACGACATCCGGCTGGGTACCGCCGGCTCGGTCTCAGTCCTCGTGAACATCCGGCGGCCCGCCGCGCTCGCCGAAGAAACGCGCGCCCGGATCCAGGAACTCATCAAGGACCTTGAAGCCCTGGGAGACTCCGGGTCCCCAAAAGCACCTGATCTTCTCGACGAGGCATCCGGCAGCCGCCAGTAACAACTGCGGCACCCAGATAGCGACAACTATCGCGCCGAACTCAGCGAGGTGCCGCCCGGATCATTGACCTGCACCGATTTCCCGGTCAACGATCTAGGCCGCCGCCTTGTCCTGGCTGAGCGCCATCTGGTTCCACGGCCCGTCCTCGGCATCGACCTTGCCCACGTACGCCCACACCGCAGCCTGGTCCTCCGCTTCGGCGGCGAGGAACCGGTGGTGC